CTTTGATGAAAATTTTCAACAAAATATGTTTGTAACATTTTCCAATGCTCTCTATCCTCTAACAAACTTAATCTCGAACTACTGTAGTTAGTTTCAGAAAAATCACGACTAATAGTTTCGTAAGAAACACCTAAACCAGATGCAAACCTTCTAATTTTTGCTCTTACAAAACTCTCATATTGTGAATCAGGTGAACTAATGTTTGGTACTGTAATTTCCTCTCCCGGATTTAAATATTTAAAAACCCCTGCTTCAAAATCTGTAAGTCTTTGCTCTGCTTCTACATCATCTGCTTCAAGCTCTCCTTCAGTTGAACTAATAAAGCCCATTAAACTCGCGCCCGCACGAGCTCGAATTACAGCTGCGCTTTCATAACCCGATAACTGATGCATGTCATCCATTATTGAGCTAAAAAATGGTACTCCTCTATTTTGTGCTGGTCTTTCAGGTATAAATAAATGTATTATTTCGCTAGCGTTAACAATAGTATGTTTTTGCTCAGTGTAATTATCTTTGAAAAAATAATCACCCGGATGTCTATTTAAAAAAGCGTATCTTTGTGGTCTACCAAATCTATCAACTTCTATGCCCATTCTCCATTCATTACCCTTACGCAAAACTTTACCAGTATAATCATCATCTACTAAGTCAGATTCAATAATTTCAAGTGCTAATCCAACTTTACTTTTTCCAAATTTTTTACGAATAATTCTAAAAAATACTTCACCACTTTCAACCAATGCACCAACCATCATATTTTCTAACATAAAAAAACTTTTTTGACCTGATACATCACAATGATCTCTTTTACACCATTCTTTCCAAGCCTTATCTATCATCATGCTTAATCTTTTATCTTTTTTTCTTCCACGAAGTGACGGTACATTGCATTGCAGTTTTATACCTTGACCAATCACATTTATTTGTGTTGTTCTCTTAGCTTGCTTTGCATAAGGATTATCTCTGCATAATTGTCTGCTACGATCTCTTAATTTTTTTAAACTTGTCTTAATTTCTGCATCTGCGGAAGTGTTGCCAGTTACCCAACCATCAGTTAAACGAGATAAAGCTGCTCCTGCATAACGTCTGCGTTTTAATTTTGTAACCTCTGGTTCTTTTGTAAAAAGTTTTGAGATAGGAGTGTGCCAAGCCATAATTAACCTCTGTTTCTTATATAAAGATTATGGGGATTACCTAAACCGTTAGCAATTATTTCTGCTTTTTTCTCTCTAACTAATATTGCTTTTAATTTATCTCTTAAAATAATTAATTCTGGTAAATCATATTTTTTAACATCACGATTACCTATTTTATACTCTTGTACTACACCACCATTATATATTGCTCTAATAGCTGCTTCTATAGCATCAAAATCTTTTTGTGCTTGCGTTCTACCGTCTAATGCCTGTGGGTTACTACCACTAAATGTAAGATTAGGTAAAACTTCAAATTTTCCTGATGCTATTGTTTGTTTTTTTGTTCCTGATTTATTAGCAACTGCTTGGTAATACCAAAAACCAGTTGAGAAAGTTTCGGTTACATCAGAAGCTAAACTAAATTGAAAACCATCAGAGTAAGAAGTACTTGTTGCTGTAGCTCCTATAAAATCAGTATTAGTTCTAAAATAATAAATTACTGTCCATTCTGGACTAGATATTGGATCGTTAAAATTATCCGTTGTTGAATTAAGTCGCCATTGAATAAAATCACCAGCCCTAAATTTCTGGGGAAATTTCATAAATCTACCATTGTGTAACAAATTTAGGCTTTTCAGCCTTTCTTTTTCTTAGCTTATCAATATTTTTGTTATTTTCCTTTATTTTGCCCTTAATTCTCCCTCTTTCTTCATAAACATCCCAAATTGTTCTTCTATCTCGTTTTTGATAAAGCCTATGTAAACCAGCGTAAGCGTAAACTAACGTATCTAAAGCTTCATTACGTGCAGATGATTTTTTTACCCATTCTCTTATTGGAAAACCTTTTACAAATCTAATAATTTGTTTTTCGGCTGTTAGTTGTTTAAAATATTCCTCATCAGCTTTTACATTAAAATGTAAATATCCAGCACCACTTTCAACATGACGTAACCTTGAAAATAATGTCGTTTTTATTGTATCTGTACCAACTGTAAATAATTCTGCACCTTGTTTAATAATTTTACCTTTCCAATTTAAATCTAATTTTTTTCCTTTTCCAATAGGTGGCTTATCTTTAATACTTGCACCTTTTATAGCAATTACACCATACTTTCTTCTGTCTCTTGTATAAGCGTAGACCTCACTAGTATAGTGACCACCAGAATCCACAGCTATTACATCAGGTTTAATTGTATTTCCTAATTCATGCCTATAAGGTCTAAGTAATAATTGATCAAGTTGTTTCCATAATTCATTACTTCCGGGATCTCCATAAATTTCTTGATGATCAATTAACCAACCCTCTTCACCCCTACCCCATGCCCAAACACTAATTGCAAGTCTATTATCTTGTACGTCAACTCCAGCAGTAAGAACAACGGCTTTTTCTGGTATCATATTGGACTCATAAGACTCAACTCTTTCCATTAATACGTCAGCACCAACTTTTGCTGCATAGTTCTCTTCATAAGTCTCTCCAAGAACTGTATTTACAAAAGTTTTTAATCTTTGTGGGTCAGCTTTTGCTTTTAAAAAATCATCAACAATCTCCTCCCAACCTTTCCAACCCAGTGGGGAATATAAACCATTTAAATGAAATCCAGCAGTTTTACCATCACTTGGAGCGGTTGCTCTCCATTCACCACGTTCTAAAAAATAGTGTTTATCTTTTTCTACAAATTTTTTACCACAACTTTCGCATTCATATTTTACAGTTTTAGGATTATTATCTTCCCATTTAACTTGACTCCATTTTAAATATTGCATATGACCGCAATGTACGCAGGGAACATAATATCTTCGTTGGTCACTCTCTAAATACTCTTGCTCAATACGACTAAAGTCTCTAATAGTTGGGGTTGATGTCATTAATATTTTACGCCTACTAAATGTCATTGTTCTTTTTTCAGCAAGACTTACAGCATCTCCCTCATTATCTAGGTCTGGTGGAAAAGCATCTATCTCGTCCATAAAAATATAACGACAAGGCATTGATCTTAAACCTACTGCACTATTAGCACCAGTTAAAACCATTATTCCTCCCGGAAAATCTTTTGAAAACATAGTATTGCCGCTATCTCTACTTCTGGCAGGGGCTACTAAATTACTTAAAATAGGAGTATCATTAATAAGCCCTTCTAATCGTTGACGACTTAACCTTTTTGCCATTTCTAAAGTGGGTTGGATAACAAGCATACTGGCGGGTGAATTAGAAATTACATAACCTAACCAATTTGAGCCCGCCTCAGTTTTTCCAAGTTGGCTGGCAAACTGTAGGACAACTCTTTGTATAGGATTGTCTGTAGATAAACAGTCCATAGGTTCTATTAAATATGGTGTTCGTTTGTTTTTCCATGCCCCTGCCTCACTACTTGATTTACTACTTAAAATTCTATGTTTTTCAGCCCATTCAGAAACATTTAATGCTTCTTCAAACTGCAAACAATTAATACAGTCTTTTATTAATGTTTTAACTAATGTCAATTGTCTTTAAACCCTCTAAACATTCTCTTATTTCATTAGAGATAATATTATGAATTTTAGCCGAATCAGATTCAGCAGCAACTATTGGTGAAATTCTATCAGGAATTGTTCTTAAGTTATCTCTGACTTGTAAATGTAATTTGGCTAATGCTAATTTTAATTCGTCGTAAGGTACTAATTTTTTTGACCTTTCTTCAAACTCTAATTTTTGTAACCTTGCTGCATACATTTCTTTTATAGCCCTATTAGCTGCTAATGATGGCATTGGTGACTTTTGACTTTGATCTATATATTCTTTTGGTTTTATTTTTGTTAATACTGGCGAGCTACGACCTAAAGCTGCATCTAATTCCTTATCAGCCTTGTCAGGGTCAATATACCATTTACGACCAATTTGTTTAGCACTTGGAATCATACCGTTTCT